CCGCTGCATAAGCGTTGTGTGGGACGTATCTGGCGGAACAGCATACGACTTGGGGTTGCCGTAGATGGAGTTAGCCATCGCGATCACATAGGACTTGCCGTTGCCGGAGCCTTCACCAGCGATGTGGGCAGTGACCGTCTGCGCACCAGCAGGCATGAAGCGCATGAGCGGAGCGGCGAAGCCCAGCGTTGCGAACGCCAAGTGGCCCCATAGCTCCTTGCGCCGCATCATCTCAAACGGCCTGCGCCATTCTTCGAGTGTCCCTTGCGGGCGTGTCGCTTCGATCAGGTTGCTCAGTCGTGTGGACTTGTATTCGTAATCATGCTCGGGGCCGTGCTGGCTTATGACCCGATCGCACAGCGCGAAGTCTCCACCTTCCAGCCAGCCGAAGCGTGGTGGGATAGCAACTTCATGGCCGATCGCGCTCTTGGCAGTGATGCTCTGGCGCACGAACAGCGCCAGATACGGATCGAACTTGGGGTGGATAGCCACGATACTCTCGTGTGATAGCGCCTTGGTACAGTCAGCGGAGTTGATGGCCTTGGCGAGCGGGATGCCCAGCGTGTATGTCTTGCCGCCCTTGATCGCCTTGAACTCTGCAACGCGCTCGTTCACATCGGCGAAGATGTTTGTCATGAAGAAGTCGTAGGGAAGAAGCATGATCTTCTCGTCCTGCTCCCCCTTCTTCTGCGCATGGTACTCATAGAATAACCCGCCATTGACACCATAGCTGAATCCGCGCGGTGGCTCCGGCCGGTCCATAGGAGGGCTTTCCTCGTCCACCTCGTAGGTATATGTTTCCGTGGTTGTCTGGAACTCGCGGCCGAGCGACAGCGGGGTTGTGATCCTCCCCCAATTCGGGCACGTAGCACATATCCCGGGGTTGGTGGAGTCTAGCGTTGCGCACAGGTACGGCCCCTTGATCTCACTGAGCTTGTGCATCATGCGATCTTCGTCGTACGGATGCATTTTGGAGAGTATGCGTGCGCTCTTCAGACCGTCAACACACGGCTGTGTCAGTGACAGCAGCCCACGCCATAGTGGCTCCATGCCGTCCTTCGTGGCGTTGGTGACGTAGTGCTGCAACTGCGCGCAACCCGTACCTGCCTCGGTGCGCACCATGATGTTCTTGAAGTACGAAACGCTGTTGCCGATCAGCGCCTTGCCTACTGCTGACAGTGTGGCGACTGGTCGCTTGCCCGGCAGCATGAGTGTTGTGCTCTGCATAGCCACGGGCGGCGCAGTGGCATAGGGGACAAGTGCCTCCTCGATATCGTCCAGAACGTAGATGCTGCCACGCAGCACGAGCTTGACAGGCTTCGGGGGGTTGTACTTCCAGTTCCATGTGCCGGGGCAGCGCAGTACCCGGGCGGCGTCGGCTGTAACCGTAACGTCAATCGGGAACGCGTGCTGGGCTGCTGCACGTTTGAACGCCTCGGCGATAGGTTTCCACCGGGCTACTGTCGCGTCATGCTCGTAGGGCAGGTAGGCGTGCAGCCCACCGCCTGAGTCCACCAGCCACGGCTCGCCTAGTTTGTCCAGCCCGGTGACTGCCAGAAACGCATACAGGGCTTCGGCTGCTGCCTTCTTGCTCAGGAAGGCTTTGGGCTCTCCAGTCTTCGCTTCGATACCGCAGTCCATGTCAATGAAGATGGCGCGGAGATATTGCGCATGCTCGGCCTTGCGGGAGCCTGCGTCGTCGAATGTGGCTAGTGCGTAGTACGTCTGGCTGCCACCCTCACTCAGTTGGATGTTTGTGTTGTAAAGGTTGTCTAGTGTGTCTACAAAAATGTTCTTTCTACTTTCACCACTTTGGATGAAAGTGCAGTATTTTCCCTGTGTCGGCAGCACCGCCGACAGGAAATCGGTTGTACCCATTACGCACCTCTAATTATTTCTTAGCGCTTTTATTAAATTCTCTACTGCGGGACGGTATGCGTTGGTGACGCCACGACCCGCAAACCAGTTGTAAACCGTAGTACGCGATGCCCCAGTCCGCACGGATATATCTTGAACTGATACCTTCCTGCGAACAGCTAGCCTACCAAGACGAACCCCCAGCGAACTGGGGGTGTGCTTTAGAAGGAGACGTGTTGATGTGTGGTAGGACATGATAAGAAGGGGGCCGTAGCCCCCGCAGTCCTCCTTATTCGTCGTCCCAGTCGGCCAGAGCTTGCGCCAGTCCACTGGCTGCAGGCACCGCTGTCGGTGCGGCTGCTGCCGCCTTGCGTACGGTCGGCTCCGGTGCCGGAGCTTCGTCATCATCCGCTGCAGGTGCGGGTGCCGGCTTCGCTACCTTGGCTGCGCGTGTGGCCTTGGGCGCAGGTGCTGGCGGCTCGTCGTCCTCGTCATCCGCTGCAGGTGCGGGTGCCGGCTTCGCTAACTTGGGCGGGTTGCCGGGAGCAGTGAACGGCGCTGGTGCCGGTGCCTGCACGCCGTCTGTCTGTGCCACCGTCATGTGGATGGCGTTGAGCGCGTCTTTCGACTTGCCCTTATCCTGCGTCATCGCGAACTCTTCGTCGGTCAGCCAGCGCATCGCCTTGAAGAACAGCTTGGGAGTGGGAGCCTTGGTGTCAAACTTCAGGCGCGTCACCAGCATCGTGGGGTCGATGCCCTGCGCGGTGAGCCACTTGGCATACTCCTGCATGGGGCGGTTGTCGCCATCGGCCTTGCCGAACAGCGATGTCGCAGCCAACTGGAGCTGCATCACGTCGCCTTCCATGTCGTTCGCCAGCACCACGGCGAGCTTCTGACCGTAGCGGCAGGCGCGGGAGTCACCCTGACCGGAGCCAGCGACGTTCTGCGGGCACTGTGCGCAGTTGGCGCACTGAGGTGCCTTGACCGTAGCGTCGGGCTTGTCTCCGTCCGAGCTGTAGCAGGCAGGAGGAGTCGGGTTGTTCTCGTTGTACACGCCAGCGTAGAAGGTGCGGGACACCTTCGGTGCGGCATTGACAACCACCACGTCCAGATAGCGCTCGTCGATGGCTGCGACTTCCTTGCCATCAGCGATCAGGCGGAACACGCCACCCTTGATGGAGATGCGCTTGCCGGTCTGCATCGAGCCGCCAGCCAACGCCTTGGCGATAGCGGAGAGTTCACCCTTTTTAGCAAAGGCAGGGAGTTGGCCGGGATTGAATACTTGAATGTTGCTCATGGTTTCCTCTTACGTACGTGGTTTAGTTACTGACACTGTGATCTCTGACATGATGTTGAGGCCGGGAGGGACAACGCCGGGGTTGACCTCCAAGAACTCGTCCATGTTTCTCTGCGCAATACGTTTCTCCAGCAACTGCGGCGCAGCGTGCTCGATAATGAAATTGCCCATTGCGTCCCAGTCCTGCGCGTAGTAGCGCTTGCTGGTCTTGAGGGATACCGTCCCGTGCGCAGTGCCCATGCTGGTGCCGCCTGCTGCGCGGATGATCTCCTTCATTGCGGATGCGACTTCGTCCTGCTGGGCCTTGATGGCGGCGTCCTGCGCTTCGTAGTCGCGTGTGAGTTCAGAGCGCTTGTCGCGCATCCTGATGTAAATTTTTGCCAGTTTATCCATAGGAATATCTGGTAAGGTCTTGGCTGTTTCGTCTGTCATATTGTTACTCCGTTTTCGAGAACTATACCGCAAATTTAATGTTTGTTCAATTCTTGACAAACTTATTTATTCACCTCCATTTCTGCGTCAAACATCTCGGTCAATAGTGCGTGGTCATTCACGCGGGTGTTCATCGCATCGAACATCTTCTTTTCTATCGGACTGCTTTGAATATGCACAACGGTTACCTTGTCAGAGTTCTGCCCCTTGCGATCTGCTCGGGCTATACATTGTAGGTATAACTCGATACTCATCAACGGTCCGAAGAACACTACGGTGTCCGCAGCGGTCAGCGTGATCCCGTGTGCAGATGCCTGTGGCTGCATGACCATCACCATCGGCGAGGGCGTGTGCTGGAACTGATTGATAAGCTCCCCACGCCTATGCGCCGGTACACCTCCGTGGATGGAGCCGATAGCGATTCCGTGCTTAGTGAGGAACGTCTCTATGGTGCTGATGCTTGAGCGATACATGGCGAAGATCAGCACCTTGCGGTTCGTCTCTGCCAGTATCTCCAGCAACAGGTTCATACGCGGGGTGGCATCGAACTCCACCACCTCACCGTCCTCGCTGTACACACCACCACAGCTTATCTGAAGCAGCTTATTCACGACTGCGGCCTTGTTCACCGCGCTGATCGTCTGCCCCGCCGCCACCACCAGCATATCCGTCTTGATCTTCTGGTAGTACTTGGCCTGCTGCGCAGTCATCGGCACCTCGCGCACCGTCTTCAGCACTGGGGGAAGATCCAGACAGTCTGCTTTGCTGAAACGTATCGCGGGCTGTAGTGCAGCGAACACCAACTCCTTGGCGTTGTACTTGGGTGCCCACTTGAACGTGGTGATCTTGTTCATCACCTTGTCGCGCCATGACGTCATGTAGGCAGGGACGTTGCTGGGGTTCACCAACTTCGCTAGCCCGTATGCGTTGACCGGAGACTGTGCGGCAGGCGTGCCCGTCATCATCCACAGATACGTATCGGGGCGAAGGATACTAGCCAGCGCCTTCCAGCGTTTCGTCGATGGTAGCGCATAGGCGTTTGCCTCATCCACGATGACCATGTCGAACCGGCCGTCTGCCACGATCTCCTTGGCGACCAGCGCGAGCCCGTCGTAGTTGATGATGACAAACTCGTAGTCGTCTTGGATCATCTCGATGCGTCTCGACGCCTTGTCGTGATGACACACTACAGCGCTGCGGTGCATAACACTGTTCATGATGTCCCCCATCCACGCTGACTGCATGATCGACAGCGGGCATATCACCAGACACCTGCGCACGTCACCGCGCTTCATCAGGTAGTCTGCTGCCCACAGTGCGCTCATCGTCTTGGCTGTACCGGGATCGTTGAATACGAATCCACGGCGGTGCATGGTTATGAATGCAGCGGTTACTTTCTGGTGTGCCATCGGGGTGTAGCGCCCCGGCCACTGGTACTTACGTACGATAGGCGAAGGTACATTCTTGACGCCCAAGTTTTGCAGAACTCGCGCCTCGTCCAACCCCCAGTAAACCGTCACCTCATATCCGCCATCCACCGCCTGTACATGGTGCTTGGGGATGATCTTGAACTTGTCCGGACTTCGCGTCCGTATGCGTAGGGCTTTGTTGTCTAGTACTTCCATTGCTACTTACCATTAGGGCCATACATCTTCGGCTGTCGCTTGCGCCATGCCTCGTTGGTGCTGCGCTTGATGACACGCAGGTTCTTCGGGGCGTTGGTGCCACCGACATCGAGCGGGGTGATGTGATCGACTTGTGTATCGTCACCCTTGTGTGCGGTACCCGCACGCAGCGCCGCTTGTCTAGCGCGGTTGTTCTCTTCCCGCTTCTTGACGTTCTCGGGGCGGGCGTTGTATTCTTTCTGGAACGCCAATTTCTTGGCAGATGATTTAGGCATCATGATCTCCTAGTTGGTTCCAATTAATCTGCGCCCCATGACCACGACCTTTCCGAACTCATGGGCGGTACCTTCTGTCATAACGCACATTTTTGCAGCGTTGATTTCAGAGTTTATGTTGTCGTTCACAACTTTCATCGTAGCGGCAATCGCCAGTCCACGATCTACAGACATCTCCCCGTTGCGTAGCTCTTGAATAACATCCAACAGCATGCGCCGGGCGTCCCCAAAAGAAGTTATCGCGCTTACTACGCTGGGGGTAGTTGCCACTGTGTGCATTGATATATCAGTTACTGCTGCGTGTTTCATTTAATACCTCTATGGTTTGTTTAAGTTGCTGTAGTACTCTGGCAGTTTTTAACTGCTCTCGTTTTAATTCTAATAACGCTTCTGACACCTCTGCTAGTGGCATACGCAAAGTACCTGCTACATATGCGGGAGTAACATTTTTTGTAGCATTGTGTGTAGCCTTTATCATCTGTTGTTTAGCTCGCGCTGGGTCACTGTCCTTAAACTTACGCCACGCAGCGGCGGCTACTTCGGGGTGTACAAGCCTATAAATTCTGGCCGCTTCTGCGCGCTTCTCCCTATTAGCTGCGCGCCACTTATGGTTGTACTCAAGCAGGTACTCGCGTCTATCTGCGTAGGTACGCGCCGCCATTTAACCTCTCCTTCCGTTGAAATGACACTGCACAACAGGGCAGTACTGCTTGCACAGCCCTGAACTTCTCTCCGGCCACATGCCGTGGGTGAATGCGTTGTCGAGGCGTGCCACACGCTCTCTCCAGCGCCACCACAGCCCGTTCTCCTGCTCGCGCTCTACCTTGTACTTGGACACGGTATTCTTGAGCACGAACAGCAACCCACCAGTTACGCGCCGGATGTGCGGAAACTGCTTGAAGATCATCAGCGACATGAGCATGAGCTGATCGGTATCGGGGTACTTGTTGCCCCCGCTCTTGTAGTCAAACACCCGGGCTGTCAGGTTGTCGTCATCGACGATGACCAGATCGGCGATGCCTCGGACCCAGTAGTCAGGCGCATCGAATGCGCAGGGGCGCAGCGTTTCGGTCAACGCCATCTTGTGCTCGCACAGACGACGCCCCGGCATCGCACTCAGGCTATCCATGACAGGCTGCAGGAATACGAACGACTTGTCCAGCGGACGGTTCTCCAGCAAGTACAGCTCCGCCTGCCGGTGCAGCTCGGTGCCGTATAGCGTCTGCTCCGTATCCTCGCGCGGGTACAGCTTCACCACCTTGGTGTCATGGTACTGGCGCGGGCACGTCTCGAACGCCTTGATGCCTGAGTAGCTATGCTGGGCCATCATTAAACTCCGCAGTTTCAATCGCCTGTGTCAGCAGCGTTGCGAACGCATTAACGAACGCCTCGTCCTTGTACAGCGGGTTGCCCATCGCATAGAGGATCGCATGCACAGACTCATGCCAGAACGTCTGTGGCAGTCCATACGGTCCCCGCAGGGGCCGCAGCTTGCCCTTGTGATGTGTGGCGATCTCCATCACACCCACGTCCAGCCACATGCGCCCCAGCAACCCGCGCCCTACGGCACGTCGCAAGCGTACCGTTATCTCTTTGCCTGCAAGCAGGAATCTACTTGGAATGTTCATGTTGTTCCTTTCTAGTTTTTCGCCATACCATACCGCTTGTGTATGCCACCATCCGCAGCTAGCGGAATACCCGGCATCCACTTCGGCACCTTCGTCATCTGCCCGATCGTCCACGGCAGTGCGGTGCTGGAGTCACTCTCCGGCACCAAATTCAAGCCTTCATCGTGCACAGTACCTACCGCTAGATACTTGTTCTGCACACGCAGCAAACCATCAGACATGATGATGCGCGCCGTACCCTGAGTTACGTTGTTGCACACCTTGCCGGGATAAAGTTTAACGCGCTTTTTACCGTCTGTATAGGTGTATTGCATGCGCCCGTCATCACCCCTTTCTTGGCGCAAGTCATCGTAGCGAATGTGCATCCCGTTCGCCATCTCGATACGTCCCTTGGAGAAGTGCAGGATGCCCTTGTGCGTATACTCCTTGCCGCCTACCAAGCTGTGTTCGATCAGGTTACCCAGCAAGCCCCAGAAGTTAACCACCGGCTCGGCCGCAGCCCGGTACTTGTCGATGATCGCCTTGGATGCAAGGCAGTGGACAGCCAGCTCGTAGTCCGTGCACGAGTGCGCTATCTCCTTCATCTTCTTCTGGTTGTCGTCCCACTCCATGAAGCGTGTGATGTCGGCCTTGGTCACGCCCAACTGCTTGGCTTCGGCCTTGCCGTAGCGTACCGGAGGGGCCCCGAGGAAGCCCACCAGAAGCTGCGCAGCGAAGCTCGCCCACCCTAGCTGGTACCCAGCCCCCAGCAGCGCACTCTTGGCACTCTGGCGCAGGATCGGGTGGCTATCCTTGGTCATGCCCGGGACACCGAACATAGGCGCACCGAAGCGTGCGTACGGGTCACCGCCAGCGCGGAAGATCGCCAGCATGTCCTCGTAGTCAGACAGCCACGCCAGCACGCGCGGCTCGATCTGAGACAAGTCGGTCACGCATATCAGATACCCGTCCGGAGCCATGATCGCCTTGCGCAGGAACGAGCCGCGTTTCATATTTTGTAGGTTGATATTTGAACCTTTTGCAGCAGCCCATCGTCCTGTAACCGACGCACCGTAGTAAGACAGGGGAACTGGTAAAGCTCCACGGGAAGCAATGTCGATAAACCGCTGCGCCCGTGTGCGCTCCAGAGTCGATTTGACTCGCAGCCTAGCCTCACATAAAAGTGCCACGTCTTCATCATCTCCGTTGAGAAGGGATTGAAACATGGCATCATTCTTTGCGAACGCGAATGCCTCCTTTCCCGTGGTCTTACTCGTCTTGGTCGGCGGCTCCACGCCCAGCTTGCGCAGGACTTCGGCGAAGTGCTCATTGCTTGCCAGTGCAGCTTCCTCCACATCTGCACGCAAGAGCGCAGTCTCCAGCTTCTCCTTCTCCTCTTCCAGTGCGCTGACCAGCATCTTCCGATCCAGCTCCAGCTTGGGGTCGATGTACATCCGCACGGTCATGTCGATGAGCCGCAGCTCTTTCGTCGGGTATGGTCCGTGAGTGGTGCCGTCCGGGTCGAGGCGCATCATCAGGCGTGCAAAGATTTCCTCGCACAGGTACACGTCGTGCATGCAGTACGTTGCCAGCTCCTTCTCGATCTCGGGTGAAATCTCGTCCAGCCCATTTGTGCTGTGCACGGCATGCCCCTTGGGTGGCAGACCATAGTCCTCGGCCAGCTTCATCAATGAGTTGCCAACCTCGACGCCGCGCAGTGCACGTCCCATAGAGAGCGTGTCGAATATGAAGCACGGCACGACGCCGTAGATCATGGACAGTATCGCTGCATCAAACTGCGAGTTATGCGCCAGCGCCGCTGTCTTGCTCCAGTCGTAGGTCGCCAGTATGCGGGGGATCTCGTCGTGCCCGTACCACTGCGTCTTCTTGTCAGTGCCGACCTCGTGGATGCACACGCCGAACGCCTTGAATCGCGCATCCCGTATGTACTCCTCGGTAGTCATCTTGGAGAGCGTGTAGTCCTTGCTGTTCCAGCGCGTCTCAAAGTCGATGCAGAGGATATTTTTATAGGGTTGTGTCATTGCAGTACTCCGTCCTGTGGTTTGTATAAATGGTCAGCGATGCGTGAGGATGCCTCCAGCAGCCGGGGTACCGCCAGTGGATCTCCAAGCGCAAGCATCTGTGCGTGGCCGATACCGAATACATCCATCACGATGACAACGGTACCTGCCTTACCGGCGATAGTCTTAACCATCGTCTCGAATACCGCTTGCAGTGCGAGGCGTGTCTCTTCGTCCATGCTGCCGATAAGCGCGTTGATCTCCTCAATAGACGCACTGGGGTGTGCGTCTAGGATCTCGATATCCTCCAGTTCGATCATGCGTTCTCCATGTTTGTTAGCACCATATCCAGCGCTTCCAAGGTTACGGGGTCGTCGGTTACTACCATTGACCATCCACCTGCGTCATGTATGAGCTTCAGCTCGCGATCCTGTAGCGCAGTCGTCTTGCCCTTACCTGCCTTGCACTCGATAGCCAAGAAGTGACCGTAGTGGCAGCAGACAATGTCGGGTATGCCGGAGCGTCCGTACCCGTTTGCAGCAGGCATGAAGTAGTACACGCCTCGCTCTACTAGCAGCCGCTTGACTTGCGTCTTGACTCGGGCTTCGGGGGTCATATGAGGCCCAGCTTTTTTGCTGTCCCCGACAGGAGCCCCAACTTCTCTGCCATCCCCTGCGCTACGAGTTGGTCTGAAAACGGGTTGTCCTCCAGCTCCTCCCGTGTCCGGTGCTCGCGTGTATCGAGCACCGTGCCAACAACCTGCGTGTAGAACTTGACCCGCAGCATCTCGCGGCGTGCGTCCACGATGCACTTGCGCTCCTCTTCGGAGAGTACATCGTCGTACTTTCCTTTGACTACGTTTTCGATAGCCTGCAAAAGTATGCCGGCTTTCCAGTCCTCCTTCTTGAGGGCGTAGAACCGCTCAGGTTCTTCCTTCAGTTGGTCCACTATCATGTTTATAGCATTGCTAAGGTCTACTGTTTCGGTCATGTGCTCGCTCCTTGTTTGCTATCTCGGTAACCAGCGCGCGGTATGCGTCTATGGCATCCCTGCGATCCTTTTGAAGTTGTGCTATCTCCGCGTTAGCGTCAGCCGCAAACTGTGCCAGCGTATCGTGTCCCCACGCAGCGAAGTACGCCTTGTTTCTGTTCAGTTTGGGGATTGTCATCGCTTCTCCAGCCAGCGCTGTGCCGTGCCTGCTACGTAGTCAAGCGGCAGCTCAAGCTGCACGGGTGTAGGCATCGCCATGTGCTCATGTGCAGGAGCGGGACGCATGTCCTGCAGTGCATCCGCCAGCGCACGTTCCATGCTGGATGCCTTGGGGTTGTTATCGACGGCGCGGATAAGTTCTGCGGCCGTCATGTTAGGTAGGTGCATGTTGTTTCCTTTGTTAAGTATTGAACATTCATTTTAGCACAGTAGGGGGTTTACGGGGCAGCGGATACCAGCCCTGCCAGCAGGTTTCCTTTCCGTTGTACTGCGCAAGAACTGCTGAACCTCCGGGGTTAAGTAGCAGACACTTGACACCCACTGGACAGGATGACATGGGCAGGTAGTAGACTTCGGTGGAGACAGCTACTTCGCGGTCTTTGATGGTATGGGTCATGACGGCTTCCTGTGTACCCATACTTCTGCTCCAGTTTCAGGGTCTACATAATCAAGATCAGGCTCACACCAGCACTTTGTTCCATCAGTTAGGTGTTCCTTAAACTCAATCGTCGCCAGTGCATCTGCCAACTCTGCTTTCAGTCTCACGTTCTCAGCGTGAAGCCTACGGAGTTCTTTGGCAATATCCTCTGGCACGTATGTCGCGCCTCGGCGTTCCAGCTTGTCTGCGTAGATCAGTGCCCATTGGTGTGTCATAGTCTCCCCTTAAGCGCATCAATCGCAGCTTCAACAAAGTCCGGCTTGCGACTTAGCATCCTGTTGAATGCATCCAGCGCCAGCCGCATCGCTTTCTGATCTTCCTCAAACCGCTTGAAGTGAACCAGCACTAATTCACGGTGTTTGGTCAGGTCGGACTCTAGTTGTGCTATGACAGCACTGTTGTCGGTGTAAACGACAGACTGCTGCCCCTGCTCATAGGCTTCACGGAGTTGGGACGCAATAAACAAGTCGGGAATAGCGTTTGGAATGTTCGCCTGTGTTCCTTTGTACTTTGGCTCTGGTAACTGGTAGGTCATGCTTCCTCCGCTGCGATAGCTGCGTCAATGGATTCATCCCATAGTTCGGGGTCATCGCGTACTTCGATACGCCTTCCTTTACTTGTGACAAAATTTGTTGTTGACCGCAGCCACCGATACCTCCGCGCATCACCCTCCAGTGCAGCTACCTGCCCCTTCAAATCAGCGTAGTCAATAGTCAGGTCGTTGTACATGGTTTCCATCTTTGCTATCACAGCACTGTTGTCGGTGTAAACGACAGACTTCCTACCTTGCTCGTAGGCGTCGAGCATCTGGTCTGCTCTGTAAGCAAGTATCTCTACTCCATCAACGGAGTAGCCTGTCTCTTTCGGCTCTGGTAACTGGTAGGTCATGCTTCCTCCGCTGCGAATAGTGGTGTCATTCCATCTGGGTACTTCCGCAGATGCGTAGTACACGTATTTCCGTCCATTGAATTAACGATAGCGCACAGCTCCACAGGCTTCATTGCTCGGAGCATTGCGAGTGCATCTCTGCATTGCGTAGACACGGGTTTGTAGCAGTCTGTTTCTGCGTTCTCCAGCGCATCCACGGTCTGCGCGTATTGTTCGTCGTTTAACAGTCTCATACTGCTTCCCCCTTTGCTGCGATATCTGCGTCAATGGCTGCGTCATCATCCTGCGTAGTTGTCTGGTGTTCAGGTAACCATTTATCTGGTACACACAGGAGTACGCCTAACATTGGCGCTTGTATTCTGGTGCAGTTGTCACGCAACCACCGATACCTCGCAGCATCCTTGCTCAGTGCAGCTACCTGATCCTCTGCCGCATCTCTCTCAGACAGAGCAGTACCTACGCGCAAGTTAGCAGACAAGAGTAGGCTGTCATGTGCCTTTTGCAGAGTGTCCAACTGCTCACGCAGGGCATCGCGCTCTTGATGCAGTTTGCTCACCTCTGCGGCTAGTGCGTCTCGGGCTTTTACTACTTCTGGTGCATCTGCACTGTAGTAGTGGCGACTAAGTTGTACGTATGCGTCAGCCAGTTCCATAATTTTGCTCATTGTTGTTCTCCTAGTGCTGCTCTCGCAGAGTTCCACAATTCAAATACATCTCCAGAAGCACCCTTCGGGTAGCCTGCAAGGAGTGCCGCTTCATAAAGGTTCCTTGCTCGGAGCAGTCTCTTGTTCTCCGCATCAAGGCGACGGAGTTCTGCGGCTGCTTCGTGCCCAACCGTGCTTGGAACATGGTCAAGAGTGTCTGCAAGTCTCAGTGCTTTTGATTGTGTGGCAGGAACTCTATATGTGAGTCCCAATATGTCAGAACTACTCATGTGTCTGCTCCAGTTCATAAAGCGCCCTGACAATCATTCCTTCTTTCTTGTCAAACAATGAAGGTTGCGGGTCTTGTTCATAGAGAGTCCAATCCTTACCGCCGTTGAAACTGACGCGCCATGCGACTACCTTCTTGTCCAACGACTCGCAAACACCTATCCAGAATTCATGGTCAGCGGGGATGGTGGGTGCTGCGGTGTAGAGTGGTATCCAGATTGGCTTCACAACATCATCTCGGACTGTCGCATTAGGGCGTTCAAAGTGCAGATACTTTTGCCCCGTTCCAGACCATTGATGCTCTATCCAAGCAACAGGCTCGGCACTTGGCTCCTTGATCTGCGCTATCTGAAAAATAGCGTTAGCGAACTTTGAAGCGTGATCCCATTCATTTGGATCGGCGGTCTCATTCCATGCAGTTGCTATTTGATCTGGACTTAGGTATTGCACTGGCGTATATGTAGCCTCAAAATTTCTAGACCTGAGTACGTCCAGTACCTGTGCTTGAGCGCCCCGTATTAGGTAGTCCCCATCAAATACCTCGTACTTTCCGTCAATGCGATGAATCCAGTATTTACCCACTAGGTACTGCTCACCCTCTGGGTCAGGCGTACCAAAACAAACACCGTCATGTGTGGATTTGTCGAGAATGAAGAACTGACGCGCTTCGATAATTACTGGCTTTGTACTAAATTTCATATCTTCTTTCGTTGGTAGTGTTGGTCCATAGTCGTTCAGGTTTTCCTGCGCGTCGGCTCGGGATAGGGTGATGGTGTCGGTCATTTCATATTCCTCAGCGCAGTGTTCATTGTTGACTGTGCATCATTTACGCCTTCGTGATAGCCAGCAGCAACTGCGGTATCTAGTGCCAGCGCGATAGCATGGGCCTTCTTAAAATCAGGCAGGTCAAGGCTCAGGAAGATGGTGTCTTCGCTGGTGTAAAGTGCAGTACCACGTTCTGAACCCTCACTGCTCGTCCATGTCATATTGATATTGGGTTTCATGTCTGCTCCTTCTCAGCGGGGATGGTGGGTGCTGCGTAGAGTCTTGTTCCTACTGGTGGAACTTGCTTGTAAAAATGGGTGCGAACTTGTATCGCGTTGAACGGCTTTCCCATATCCTCCGCAACTATTTCCGCGATAGGCTCTTGCGTTAGAGCTGGATGTGTATAGAGTGCTGTAGATGCTCTCCATTGGTATCGAATTGAATCAATAGGTTCAGTTTGTACTGTTTGCTCGGTTCGCACTACTTGTCTGCCAATATCGTCTACCATTAACCAAGCAACAGGCTCCGCTTTCGGCTCCTGCCACCCTTCACAATCACAAACATACCGATGTGCGTTGTGGCTTGCATTGCGGTCAAATCCGTGAGGAGCAGCAGGGTGGTCTTTGCATTTGGGTGCACTCGGCTCCGCTCTCGGTGCGGGGATGGTGGGTGCTGCGGTGTAGAGCAGTTCAGAGTCAGGATAAGACTTCGTCATGTCTTGCCAACTAGACCCGCTTCCGTTGTCTCGGTAGTCCCATCCGTAGCCATCAAAGTTGAATCGAAAAGCAACAGGCTCCGCACCGAGAGCGGGGATGGTGGGTGCTGCGGTGTACAAGGGGATAGTGAATCCAGCAAGAAACTTCTCCGAATACTGGAACTCGTTGTTCTCTTTCTGGTACGTAGTCACTGTCGCGTAGTCATCTATCTCGTGCATCCAAGCAACAGGCTCCGCTTTCGGTGCGGCGATTGCGGTACGGAGTATGTCGAGGACTGCAAAAGCTTTGCGTTGACCCTCCCAATCTTGATGGTGTTCTGCCTTCATGTTTTCAGCTTCAAGGAAGTCCAGCGAATCCAGAATCTGCTTGGCTTGGTCTTTGGTGAGTTGGATCATGTTGCCCTCTCGTAGATATATGTAATAGAGTTGTTCCTGACTGCCGGGATAACGGTTCGCTTCAGTTCACCAGTCTCAGTCAGCATCAGAAGTATTGCGAGTACGCTACTCTGCGATATTCCCGTAGCTGCCATAACCTCATGTGATGTTCTGGGAGCCGTCATGCATTCCAACACTGCGTTGATCTTCCGAGTCTTGGTAGATACATACTGTGGCGGTGTGGCTGGGTAACGTCCACCTATCCAGATAGTCTTGTAGATGACGTTCTGTTTCATTTTGTGTGTGCTCCGCATCCGGGGCAGACGTACCGCTTGGAACTCTCCTGCTTCCAAGACGCACCGCATAGCGTGCAGTAGAACTCCGTGAGTAGGCGTAGTAGTCTCATACCGCTCTCTCCTGTATGTAGTTGCGCAGGTACACGGCGCGTTCTTGCTGGTAGTGCAGCCGATGCTCGGCCCACGCTATCTCTGCCGTTGTCTCCAACGTCATGTGCTCCAACTGCGCCAACTCCCTTGCTGCCTTCTCCAACGGGGAAGGCTTACGAAACATAGATTTCAACCAGTTCATGTCGGATCTCCTTTTGATTTAATGTATGAGTGGTCAGAGCCCGGCCGCTGCGGCTGGTGGAAGGTGTCCCCCATACCCGTGCGATACGTACCCTTGTCCCACAGCGTACTGTGCGTAGGTGGCGGTGCCTTGACCATACCCTGCAACCGCGCCTTGCGGAACAGCTGTTCTGCCGGGTAGTGGCACATAGCCAGTACCCTTTCTTCTTGTGTCTTGTCGTCCATGTGAACCCCTTGTTGATTAGATTTCGAACTTGTTCAGGATGCCCCTGACAGCCACCCGCACGTCCTCGCGCTTATCGAGATCGTTACGCAGCGTGTGCACCGTAACACCTGACAACGCATTCTCCAGCAGGACACGGGCGTGTGCAAGATCCGGGTCGGATGTCAGGTTGTAATCACGCACCATGTCGCACAGCTCGAACGCACTGGTCACCAGCGTCTCGGTGAAGCGGTTGCCCACCGGGTCGCCCTTCTTGGTCACCTTGTCCGTCATCTCCAACCCCTTCGCCATGCGCTTGAGGTGATCGACGAAGCGCGCGTTCATGTCTGCCACGGCACGCTCGACACGGGTATCCGCCAGTGCCTGCAGCTTGGTACGCAGCTCTTCCTGCGCCTGATTGCCGATGTCTACCCGTATGTCGCCAGCAGAAGGTACCGGCAGGTAGCTCACGGTCATGCCAAACTTCCCTGCAATCTCCCCAGCCGAAGGGAACTCAGAGCGGTTGAACATGTCGCCCAGCGCCATCGCCTGCGCCGTGATGAGCGTGGGGTAGATCGCAACGAAGTCGTCCACTTTGGAATTGAACTCGTCGCGGAATGCCTCGACACGCTTGTCGAACTCGGGGAAGCGCATGCCGATCAGGAAACGCTGGCCGCTGTCGCTCCACGGCAGGGTGTTGTCCCCCACGTAGTTACGGGCACGCGTCACCAGTTGGCCGATCTCCTCCAGCTCGGGCCTGCCTGCCAGCAGGTTCTTGTTGACACGCGCAGCGCCCTTGCTCTTGGCACCGGCACCCTCGACAACCTTGTCGGACTCCTTGCGATCGAGCTTACGCGCCGTCCACACGGATGCGTTGAACTCACAGATCAGGCCCACAGAATTGAGGTTAAAGTTTTTGCTCATATTGTTACTCCTTGTTGATTAAATCCAGCTATCCAACACACGCGCATCGCATGCGTAGCGGGCACATGCGATGTCCAGCAGCCACTGTGCTGCCGCCCTTCTCTCACTCCTGTCATGCGGTGCTGGCACGTACCTGCCCCGCACAAGCGTCTGGCTTGCCGCATCCATCACGCTCATGTACCGCGCATCCGGGTTTTCACGCGCCTCCATTTCAAATGCTATATGCAGCGGAGACACGATCACATCCTCTGGGGTATAGAACGCCACATGCCTGAGATGGTGCGGCCCTTTCATCGTCTCTACCAATTCGGAACGTCTCATACAGTCGTCCTCGTAAGGTTAATCAGCATCATGTACGTATCTGCAGCGAGATGAACATCGTCCAGCGGCAGCGGTGGCTTGAGGTGCAGCGTGAACAGCAGCGGGTCTTTCGAGTCTCCTGCTCCCGGCTCGAACGTGATGATGATGGTCTTGCTCCACAGCGACTCGCGCACTACGTAGTATGTCTGTTCAGGGCCATACCACGGCGAGTTGATAGCCCACTCGAACGCGCCCAGTCGTAGCGTGCCATTAGGCACATCCGTGATCGAGCCGTTCAATCTGTCCAGCTCCTGCCGTGCGTGCGCCATGATGGACTGCTTGCGCTGATGCTGTGGATTGGCAGCAGCCCCTGCTTTGAGCATCTGCTGCGCGTCCTCCAATACAGCGAACGCGCGTATCGTCTCCAGCAGTTTAGGCGTTTGAGTCAATGTGAAGTACCTTTCCCCGTATCGGCTGAAAGCTACGATTCCCCACGACTCCCCACACTACATTGCCCGCTGGCACCTCGTAGCCGCTCTCGATGTATCCATCGGTCAGGAAGATCACCGCCTTGGGTTTGAACTGCTTCTCGCGGATGTACGCAGCCACGCACGACACGGTAGTGCCGCCGCCACCCTTGGGAGCCATCGCCCGGGCAAGGTTGGGGTAGTCCTTCTGCGTGAATACCTGCTCGCCTGCGATGCGTGTATCCCACCACAGCACGCGCACGCTCTTGGGGTTGAGCTGCTGGCAGATGCGTGCCACCTCGCCGAATATCAGCGGGTAGTGGCCCACCATCGAGCCAGACGTGTCACCGGCAATGATGATCTCGCCCGTCATCTCGTCGAAGTGCGAAGGCATGATGATGTCCAGCGGCAGCATGCGCTTGTTGGGCGGGTTGAACCTTGACTGCCCATCGCCATCGCAGAACTCCTGAAAGATCCGGCGCAGCGCAGGACGCCAGTCAGTCTTCTGCTCGCGAAAGCCATTGAGTGCCACGGCCGGGCCGCTCATGTTTGCGCGCAACTGCCCCTGCACGATCTCGCCGTGCCGTACGGCATCCTCGATCTTCTGCTTGACGTCATCCAGCTCCTCCTCGTTGCCCGGTGTCTTCTCGACAAGGACGTGCACGTCCATAGTCTTGCCCGCCTGCTTGCTGCTATTGTTGCCTTTCTTCAACAGCTCCCGTAGTACCTCGGGTACGCTCATGTCAGCATATGCGGCGTCTATGAGTGGTGGGATGCTCGTGGGCCGCTCCAAGAACTTGTCCGGTGCCGTGTCCATCGACTCCAGTTGCCAGTTCACCACGTAGTCAACCGCTTGCGCGAACTCACCCGGGTGCTTCTTGGCTATGGGGATGTACTCGGTGCAGTGGTGCAGCGCCTTGTGCAGGTTCTCATGCCCCACCAGATAGCGTAGCTGCTTGCGCGTCATGGGCTCGATGAATGCCGCCCCGTACGTAGCGTCCACGCCATTGGTGCACGCCGTCTCCACCTCATCGGACACCGTCACCTTGCCGATCTGCGTTACTCCTCCAAGTATGCAGAAGTCCGGGTGCTTCATGAAGTCCGTGTGGACAGCTATCAGCCTGTCTGATAGGGTTAGGTCTTTAAATGCCATGTTAGTTCTCCTTGTAGTAACTCTTGGGCGTAGCCCTAGGGTTGTGTGGCAGGCGTAACGTATAGTCCAGCCCGAACTGTGTAGCCAAGATATTGCACTCGAACTCCAACTGTCGTAGCTGTTCAGCCTCGGTCACGCCTCGGTCAATAAACCAGCGCTTCGCAGGCACATCGAAGAAGTTTTTGACGCCCTTGCTTCCGTGCAGTACGCTTATGACATAGATGGTCAGCATGAACGTCCGATGGCCTGCGGTGCCGTACCCTACTCCCGTACGTACATTCATACGACCCGTCGCATCCAGCAGGGGGCAATAGAACTTGCCGCCATACGGGAATGTGTGCGTAGCCTTACGAACCGAGGAAGGCACGATTCTTAGCCAGCATGGCGTTGAACATCGGCGACATTGCGAAGTCCTGCAAGCGCCCCTTGCTGTTAGCCACGCAGTTCACGAACAGCGACTGCATCTCACGCTTCATGCGCTCGACGTACTCACTCACCGCCTCTGCCTCGTCACGGTCACGCACCTGCTTGATGAACTGGAACACCTGCACTATCTGCGCCGTCGCATTGGTAGGCAGGGGTGCACCGGCCGGGTCCGCTACCACACGGGCGTAGCTTGGCAACTGGTCACCGAAGCGCAGCATCGACATGATATTGGCAGCGAACGCCGTGCCTACCGTGCCATCCAGCGCAGCCTGCAGCGTGGTGTCGTCAAACCCGTCGCGCGCATCCACGATGTCGCTGGCTGCATGCAGTGAGCGTGGTGTAACCACCTGCAACTGCCCCGCGTTTGCCGGATTGCTGATGTACGTGTTGTCCCTGTCCAGCGTCTTGCCTGCGTGCTTGCCCCCGGGCTTGTAGTCAAGGAACGAGTCGAAGCACATGGGGTACATCTCGGTAGCCGCTATGACGTTCTCGTTCAACCCGCGCGGGATGGCGAAGTTCTGCTGCCACTCGTCCTTGGTGGGCTTGCGCATGCCTACGATGATGATCCGGTTGCGCAGGTGCGCCAGCATGTGATCGCCCAGCCCCTCGTCCGTCAGGTTGGTGAAGCCACACACTACCGAGCCCTCGGGGAAGTAGTATCCGCCCACACGACGCTCATAGATGATCGGGGCCAGCACATCCTTGATGAACTGGCGTGTCTTGCCGATCTCATCCAGAGATATCAACGCCGGCCGCGCGTTCTCCACACCCTTATGGTTCTCATCGTTCACCCCGAAGCGCTCGTTAGGCAGCTCACGCGACACACCACGACTGCGGTCGATGTCAGGCATCCACACGGAACCATCCGACAACTGCGTGCAGTCAATCGGTGCGGGCGCGTAGTGAGTGCTGAACTCGGGCGAAGCCGCCAGCTCGTAGTGCATGGATGTCTTGCCGCTGCCTGCCTCGCCCTCGACAAGCACAGTGCGCTTGTGTCCGATGGACTTGATTAGGGATACGACTTGTGCCGAAGAAAGAAGTTTGCTCATGTGTTATTACTCCTGTTGGTTGTTATGCGCAGCGTGCGATTGTGATCGTGTGGCTGTGCGCGATAGTCTCGGAGATGTACGTCCCCTTGCCCCATGCCGTTGTGCAGTACCCGCAGGCAGCGCTGCGTACCCGCTCCGTGTCCAGCTCATCAGGGACAGTGATGGTGGCGATGCTGCCCACCGCCAGATCCTTGAGCATGGGGTAGTAGACGTTGTAGAACACCCCCCGCTTGACCGTGCACACGCGTACCTTGCGCCCATCGGGATGGAACTCGGGTTTCTTTGAGATAGCACGCAGCTCGTACCCCTCGGTGACGATGGTGTCCCCATCAGGAATGACCACGGCGTGTGCCACGCCAGCGATCTTCAGAAGTGCCAATGCCTTGGCTAATGCGGTTGCTTGTATGCTCATATTGTTACTCCGGTAAAGGTGTTGTGCCGAATAATTGTAACCCACAATTCGGCGATGTGGGTGGTATTTGTTAAGAACTTGACAAGTTTTTGTCAATGTTCACCTGCAGGTTCTCGGGGTTCCAGTGCATGATGCAGAAGGGATAGTAGTTGTCAGAGTAATCCGTCCCCGCCTCGATGACAACCTTGCCATTAGCACGATCCTTGATGAGTAAGATGCCCCCATCCTGATCTAGCTCGCAGTCCACGATCGTCATAGGTATGACGTTCTTGATCGGAAGATCAGATGTGTCAGCCACACGTACATCGCGCAGGTGGCTGCGGTAGCCATCGTCCGGATCTTCTTCGAAGACGTACGTGACCCCACACAGCCGCACGCGCATGATATTTGCAGCCCCATCTAGCGCCCCGTAGTCAACGGCGTCTAGCATCTGCACCCCTACGAGATCCTTGAACTCCACGCTCATTGCAGGTCATCCCCAAGCAGATCCAGCACAGCGGTGTAGTCGTACGACCCGTCCTCGATCCCCTGCGCGTACTCTGCGTAGTCGCTTGGTGTGAGCTTGTGCGGCCGCAGCATGTGGGACACCTCGTGCGGGGCATCGGGCATCAGCCACGCTGACACTACTTTCACGATCTCTGCCGTGTATCCACTGGCTGCTTCGTACAGTGCATCTATCGCACACTGGGCCTCCTCGTCCACCATGAGTGGTGCGCGTGAGTACGTAGGGTAGGGATCGACGTGCATCGGGTTGAACGCATAAGGGTCAGTGATGTCCAGTGGGTCGGTATCAGCCGGCACGTTGTATCCCCTGTATGCACGGTAGCCGAACTCCTTGTACTCCTTGACCTTGGGGTTACGCGCAGTGGGCAGCGTGTCCCAGTCGAATGCCACTATCTGTGCTGCCATCGCTGTCAGGTGTGTGATGTCCTGCCATTCACCGTCCCCATGCTGGTGCTTGTATCCAACCGACAGGTTAGTACACTCGGGGATGATGTGCGTCAGGTTCGCACTGTCCGTGAACACACCCCCGTTGCATGGCAGGTACATCAGGTTACGATCGAAGTCAGTCAGCGCATCAGCCAGCGCAGCCGCGAACGCATCACTACAGCAACGCCCACCACCTTGGTGTGTTATGACGTCGGCATAGTCGGCCCGATCGAAGCTGACACATCGGTCAAGGTCAGTCAGTGTATGCGCCATGTTGTCTGCCAGCCAGCGTGACCCCGTACCCCCGGACTCCTCGCCTCTGAAGAATACGTAGTACCCGGGCACCTGTGCCTCCAGCATGTGCATCATCAACGCCACGCCAGCACCATCATCAGCGCCAAGGCATGCGCCCTCACCGGCACGCCAGTACGTCCGATGTGCCTGCACATCAAGCCGCACTTCATTGGGCCCACCCACATGGTGCACCGTGTCAGTGTGCGCCGTGAACATCGTGCGATGCTTGTCTGTCTTGCGTGTGTCAACGTGGATGTTACCCGCCTCGTCGA